CTCCAAACATATTTTTATTGTATACAATCCCTTATAACCACTTGCTTTTGCAAATTGTCGTACTCATCAAATTTCTCCCAGTCAACTAAATAGCCTTTAGGCTCTATGAAACCTGTCCAATCATAGTAATAATCTTCATACTTAAATATAAAATGCCCATATATAACATCATAATAAATTGTGCCACTTGGAAATCTATCTTTAAGAATGAGAGAAAAGTAATAACAATTTCCACTCAACCAGTTACAATCGGTTGGAAATCTGCGTTTTATAAATTCTAAAATTTTAGTCATAGCCATTACCCCTATTGTTAAGCATATCTAAAACGATATCCTTGAACAGTTTTGCTTATACCTTTACATACCTTAGAAATAGCACTGGGATCATTAATGTCCAAATCTTTTGCGGCGCTACTTATAGACACATATTTCTTAATATCATTGCCTTTATTATCTATCAAAACAACGGCAGTCCATTTTCGATGTTCGAATTTAATTGGTTGAGTTATATCATAATTTTCAGGTAATCTACGCCATATAAATCCACCTGCGGTGTCTATATTCCCTGATATGCAATTTGATATAGATGAATTACGTATTTTTGTAATACGACTAGCCTCATTAATAGAAATAAAGCGCTCCACATATTTTCCTGCCAAATCAAATTTATAGATATATAGAATTTCGATGGGTTCTATTTTGTCTTTATAATTATACGACCATTGAAAACCTTGGTAAGTTTTTTGTTTTTTACGACAACACTTTGAAATTCCACTAACTCCAATATGATTTTCTTCTGCTGCAATTTTAATACTCGGATATCTATTTATAAAATTTCCACATACATCATATTGATAAACCATATTCGATGCATGTAATTCTCCACGTGATCGTATTGGTTCTATCTTATCCATATGGTATAATTTCCATTGATATCCATATGCATAATGTATTTTTTCATCACAACACTGTCTTACGGCAGGTTGCTGAGATTTAGGTATTTCAGTTATATCATTAATTTTACAAACAAAATTACCATCTAAGTCATATTTATAAATATTTTTATATTTGATCACTGGGTTACCTGCGCCACCAGCAGATATATTGTAACCGTATTTAGGATTATTAGAGTTGTAGTAAGCAATTAAAGATATTTCTTCAAAATCTGCTTCTTCTTTACTTAAATGCTCCTTTAACACTTTATGTTCAAAATTATCCCAACCATATTTCTGAATCGCTTTATAAAAATATGTACAACTGACATAGCCGTTCCCATTATCCCATCTATGTTCTAGACGCTGCTTTGTTTGCCCTATATAAACTTTTCCGTTTATTTTGTTTTTGTGCATATAAATTTTATAGTTATTTTTCATATTTCCTCCAATCTTTTGTATTGAAGGCAGAGATAGGAGAGTATGAACCGTCCCACTTTAACTCTTTACCAGATTCTCCATCCGGCCTATATATTTTTTTTGCATATAAAAAGAGCCGGTAATTAACCGACTCTTAATTCAATTCTACATTATAAATTGCGTCTATTCCATTTTCAGAACATACCAACACGGTTTGATTTGCTTTTCCACTAAGTCTCTGAGACAATGTATAATCATCGCCCCCTCCTGCGAGACTACCGCTTTGAATATATTTAACACCATTGAATTCTTGATATGCAGGAGTATGCCTATGACCACCAATAATTGCATAAGGAAAGAATCCCAACATCATGCAAAGTTTTCCTACGGCATTAGAATTCATAGCATCGTTATCACCGTGAACACCAATATAGGTTTTACCTCTTACAGATAAATCAGATATTCCTGAATCCAAATTCCTATGTAAAACAACAATATTTTCAATGTGTTTAGTAGTTTGTTCTACAATCCAAGTAATCAAACTGTCAAGACGCTCATCTTTAATATCTTTTTCTTTATTAGATATAAGCCTGCTATGATTACCTGCAACTCCAATAATAAATATACGTTTAAAATATTTATTTAATTCAACTGCAAAATTAGTAATTAATTCTGCGGTTAATTTAACTTGTTCTATCACATTTTCTCTATTAGAAACCTGAATACTTAAATGAATATTTCCGGAAATTTGATCTCCTAATAAATTTAAATAAACGTTTTCAGAATTATGTCTTCTTCCGATTTTAACAATTTCTAATAAATAATCATCTAATCTGTTTCTAGCAATAGAAGTATTGTATTCTCCAAAACAAGAACTAAATGTCTGACCTATATGTAAATCACTAAGGCAGCAAATTAAATCATTGTCACTATTAATTTCTACATTAGCACAATCAGTAAACTCAACCTTGCCGATTTCACAAAGTTTTTCTTCTAATAATTCTAATGTTTCCTCAATTCTTGAATCAGCATAATTCTGTCTATTCCAAGCATTACGTTGATCTCTAAATTTAATTGTATTTCTAGCAAGTTCCCTATTTAAAGCATCAAGTTTTTCTTGGTATTCACTAGATTCCATTTTAGAAAAACATCCGTCATAAAACTTCTTTGCCGCCTGATAGCGTTTCCTAAACGAACTTTCATCTCTCCATTTGTCTTCGTCAATACCAAGTTCTTTATTTATAATATCATTAATAGATGACCAACTTTCTATTTGACCAGAATCAATCATCTGGCCTATTTTCCACAAGAACTGTTCTTCAGTTTCTTCTGGTAATTTCTTAATATCTATCAAATCCTATTCCTCCAATAAAATAGGAGAGCAGTAGTTGCTCTCCATCAATATATTATTCTTCGTCTGTTTCCTTAACTTCTGGTTCAATAATTTCATCAGACTTGGCAGTAGTAGACAAATCAAACGACATATCTCCATAAACACTAGCAAGTAAAACTGCCAAATCAAGTATTTCTCCATCCACATCAACAAACTTACCATTTACAATTTGCAAACCTTTTATTTTACCTGTATAATTAATCTGCTTTTTAAATTCCATAATAATTCTCCTTATTTTCCTATTTTTATATTGACACTATATAAATAATGTGATAGTATGATATATGTGAAAAAATACACATTTGCTTTTTAAAAAATATCTTCAAAACTTTCAACTAATTTATTTACAACACTGTATTTAATAAGCTCTTCACTAGTTAAATACCAATCCTTAGATTTATTTTTATTGAATGTCTTCTCATCAATAGTAGTTCTTTCAAGAATATAAGACTTCATTTCTTCAATTTGTCTCTTATAATTCTTTTGGGCCATTTCAATTTGTTCGGCAGTTCCAGAGAATGCAGCAGAACCTTCGTGAACCATTAAGTTTGAATGTCTGAAAGTATATCTCTTATGACCAGATAAGAAAATCATAAATCCGGCACTCATTGCCACACCCATAGCAATAGTAATAATAGGGATTCTACTTGCAGACACAATATCAATCAGACTGTTTGCCTGCTCTAAATCACCGCCATATGAATGTATCCAAAGATAAATAGGTTTTAATTCTTCCTTTGGAATATCCTTTTCTTCTATATTCATCTGAATGATAACCTTACCTAGTTCAACCAAGTTATACATTTCGTCTATTTCATAATCAATATAGAATGTTCTATTTTCTCTTGCCTTCCAATATGTATATTGTTCTGGAGATAAATATTTTTCATTTTCTGCTCCAGATAAAATTTCAGGTATTAATATATCCATATTCTTTTTCTCCTTATTTTCCTTATTTGTCTCACGACATAAAAACACCCGCACAAATCTAATTAGAAATGCACGGATGTTATAAAATTTTAATCTAATAATTCTGCCATTTCAGCAGTTTCACTACGTTCTGTTTTGTCTAATTTAACAAAACCAAATTTAGGATGTCCCTTTAAACAATTAATTGCAGACATAAGACCATTGTTCATTCTAAACACAGGGCTATCTGTTTGTTTAAAATCGCCATTCATCCATAATACAGAACCTTCTCCAATTCTTGAAATAAGTAATTGGACTTGATTCTTAGTTAAATTTTCTGCTTCAGATACATATACAATCGAATTTAAATAAGTTCTACCACGAATAAATCCAAGATGTTCTACTACAATATTGCCTTGCATCATTTGGAACTCCAATCCCTGTTGTCCACCTAGGTGATCTGCGAGAGCAGCGGTGAACGGTGCAAGTTTTTCTTCCATAGTACCTGGGAGAAAACCAATATCATGAGAATCTGAAATTCCTATTGGATTTCTAATATAAATTAATCTATCATATTTCCCTTGTTTAATCATATCCAAAGCATTAGAAATCATTAAGAAGTCTTTGCCACTTCCCCATTTGCCCGACAAGATTTTGATAGTTGTATCTTTATTTTGAAGCATATCAAATGATAAAACTTGTGCGTTATTTCTAGGTTTTATCTTTCCTAAAAAATCATTATTAAGTTGTTTATAAGACATTGCTTTGTGTGTGCTTCCATCCCAACGTCTATTATCTTTAATATTACCATCGGCATCTTTAATAACTAAATATTGATTGGGTATTAAATCATATATATTCTCATCAATATGTGAATAAAAATAACCCATTTCATTGTCGTTCATATTTACTTCTTTATAACCAATATATTCTTCCCCCTCTACAAGGTTGAGTTCATCTATGCCTTTGGTTGGTAATTTAAATATATTCTTTGAAATAAATTTTACATTAATATCATCAGAAACAACGATAATAGGATTTTCTTTGTTATAGTAATAAGCCGAAGCTAATATTAAATTGTCCGGGGTCTCATCTAAATCAAACCCATATAA